AATATCATTGCACTGATTGTTGATATTATTGCATCGTTTATTGATTGTGGAAGGAAGGCGCGAAAACCGAAAGCGAAGGGGTGGTTACCATTAGTTGGTACCACCGAGTGTGCTGACGTTGGTAGTGGACTGTATGGTCCTGGTGGTAACTCTGACTCTGATGATTGCAGTAGTTTTGGTGAGGAAGGTAGTGGTGGAAACTTCTTTGATAAGTTCTTCCAGAAGTTAAATCCATATGTAATGGAAACCAAGTTGTTCCTGAATGGTGCAAGAGACATTGATGATGCAACACCTGGTAAAGAGAAGCGTATCCGTTCTGGTCCTGGTGGTGTCACTAGTTTCCAAGATAAATTAGGTAACGAGCACCAAAATATTCCTGGTAACGAAACACAAATCATTGGTCGTGACCTTATTCATAATGTTAAGAACAACCATGTTCATACTATTGAGGGTGATTACTATCTGAAAGTGATGGGTGACTTCCACCTTGAAGTTTCAGGATCATTTAACGAGCACACTTCTAATGGTGCTGGTGCTAAGGCAAAAGGTGGTGGTGGTAATCCACTAGGTCAGGACAATAATCAGTGGACTAAGCAAGCATCTGATTCTATTGAAAATGCTGTTCAGATTGCTTCTGGCAAGAATGTATCAATCGAAGCAGGTGATAAGGAAGCAAAGTCTACCTCCACCAAAGCAGGAGACCACGCGATCTCGTATCAGGGTGACTTGACACTACAAGGAAACCAGGTTAAAGTGAAAGGGATCTCAGGCATCACCCTTGATGCCCCTGACGTACACACCAGTGCGACCTCTATCACAAACAAGGCAACTGGTGAGATCGTGAATGAAGCATCATGGATCACATCCTTCTTGGCATGTGGTAGAATGGACATCATCGCGATCTTCCAGACAATGCCAGTCTTTACTGGTTCATACAGTCTGGTGAACGGATCCATTGTAGATATCTGCATGGATGCCCCGATGGGATCAGTCTCACCTGCTATGCATGTTCGTATGTCACTAGGTACCAAAACTGCTGCTGGAATGGCAGACATCGTTGCGGGATCTAATGCTGGCGCTCACATGACCTTAGTGTCCACTCCAACAGGTGGCATAGGTGAGATCGTAACGGGCGGTAGCGGTGCTATCGTTAATCAAGTAACAACAGGACTGCTCTCTCATGGGTGCGGAACTGGTCTTGCTGCATTTGGGTGTGCCCTCGGTCCCACTCAAATTTATGGTCTACCTGTCATGCTTAACTAAATGATGTCTCCTAATTTCATTGATCACGCTTACTTCTATTTTTCTGAGCGTAAGATCACCGTTGCCGATGATGATGGTTACGATGAGACGGTACAGTTTGAATTTACAACAGACGGTGCCGAAGGGTATGCCCAAGTTGTCGAATTCCTCCAAAGTCGTCTTCCTTCTGATTCACTAACCTATTGCTTTAACTGACATGAATTCAAGTATCATTGAAATGACCTTCGAGGAAGTCGAGAGTAACTTCGATTTGTGCTTGACATTGTGTGGAAGAGGACATACAATTAAGATCACTCGGGAGGGTCATGGGTCAGTTCTCATGGTTCCTATCCCTGAGTATGAAAAAGCACTCGAAACTATCGAGACTGCGACAGAAGCAAACCCACCTCTACCTATGCCTGGTGGATGGCAACCCGATCCCGTAGGAGTACGACAGTATGTTGACGACGAACTTACAGCAATGCAGAAGGAACTTAACGATTGACATTAAATTGTGGTTCTCCGACATTGATAATGTCTGGCATTATTCACTCCTAGCGTTTGAAGATGGTAGCACACTACATAGTAGTACGGCAGATTCGTACTCAATCGCCTTAGCAAACATCGAATATCGAATTGCCAAACTAATGGCGGAAGAAGCGAATGAAGTACACAGTCGATAAAGCATACTGTTATCTTGATGACGTAGGTATCGTCAAGATGTTTATGATTGGTGGTCTACCTTTCACCTTTGAAGATGAAGGGTTTGACTCCACTGATGCAGATGTAGTAGCAGAAGCAAACACTAATCCTCATATTACTATGAGGCAAATGTATAGATGGTCAGACTATTTGATCTCAGAAGAATGTCATCCTATCCTATTTGACATGTCAGATCTTATTTCAAATTACCAAGACGTGCCTGATTAGCTCAGTTGGATAGAGCAGGTCTTTTGTAAAGATCAGGTCACCCGTTCAAGTCGGGTATCAGGCTCTCATTATCACGATTATTATGCCATTGTTTACTATGACTGACTCAATTTACGACGAAATCTTGAAAGATCCTGAGATTACTAATAGGTATAAACAGATGCCTAGTTATGCTGAACAGCGTCGAGATCGTTTGGGTGACATGATTATGGACTGGTTGGGTGATTCCGAAGTCAGTTCTAAGTTGTTCTATGAATCTATTCTTTCTGAGGTAGAAGAGAACATCAAATATCATGAAGACGCAATGAACAAGTATAAAGAATTTAAAGCATTGATGACTTGTAAAGACGTATAAATAACTGGGAAGAACAGCACCGATGGTTATCAGTGGGAACTAAAAGAATATCACAACTTGATACTATTGCTGATGAACTCGTAACGGGTGAAGCAATTATCCCTATTGTTATCTCCGATCCACTGATCCCTAACAGAAAGTCTAAGGTTAATCAACTTTTTAGATCTATCTCAGCGGGATCAGTTTCTGCGCCAGGTTTGGCGTTTGACTTGGATCGTGACACGGGATTATTCCAATCAGCAATTAATGAGATAGGTATTACATTTGGTACATCTACTCTGTATCAGAGTAGAACCAGTAATACTGATGGATCTGCAACTATTAGGCAGGTTGTGCAGGACACCGCTTCTGCTAATGCTAACATGCTAATTCAACCACAAGGTAGTGGTTACTTTACTGTTAGTGGAACTTCTCAATTTAATGACGCGACTACGTTCTTTACAGGTGATCAAAACCCTGCAAAGAAAGTAGTCTTTAATGTTGATACGGTATCTACTGCTGGTGGTACGAAGAGATTCGACTTCCCATCAGTAGGTGGTAATACTACAACAACATTCCTTGCTACTGATACGTTCCAAACGATCACTAACAAGTCTGTTATCATTAAAGATACTGAGTTAAGTATCACTGGTTCTACTGATACTGCAAAGATTGCTAAGTTTGAGACTGACGCATGGGATGCTCCTGGTGAGCACATCTATCGTCTGCCTGACTTTGGTGCTGGTCAGACTCAATCTACTCTGTTAGATGATATTACAGAGCAGGATGTATATAATAAGAACATGGTTAACCCCACGTTCTCTAATACACCTTCTAATGATGAGAACGATCCCACAAGATATGTTATCTTTAACTCATCAGTTCTCACCAGTGACAGAACAGTAACATTCCCAGACTTGAATGTTACAGTCGTTGGCGAAGCATCAACTCAGATTCTTACTAACAAAGTATATGAGGGTGCTATCTTCCAAGATACTACTGAGTCATCTAAGAAGATTACATTTGCATTGGGTAACCTCAATGATAATACAAACTTACAGTATACCTTCCCAGAAGGTAGTTTGGCAGAACCCCTAAATAATGGAACAGATGCCAACGTACTTGTAGCGGAAAGAGCAACACAAACTCTTGCGTTTAAGACGATGGAGTTCATGCAGATTAACAACCCAGATAATCTGAATGGTATTGTGACTATCGATGCATCTAACATTGAAGACGCGGTGACTATTAAGTTCCCCGCTGGTGATGCTACGCTTCTATCTACAAACAACATTGATGCAGTTGGTGTTTCCTTTGGTGGTTCACTATCTGCACCCGTCCTTGGCGGACAACTCAGACTACAATCATTTTTCCAAGCAGGATGGTAATTAACAAATGACAGCAGGAAGACTCGCCGCTGCAAAACCAGGGGCAACAACTAACACAGAACTCTATAAAGTAGATATTGAAAGTACAGCATCTGCTGTAATGAATGTTGCTAACCAGAGTGGTAGCGCAGTCACATATCGTGCTGCTATTAGAGACTACGATCAAATTCTTACTCTTGATGGTGATGAACCATCTAACTATGAGTT